TCGCTCGCCGCTTACAGTTGCGGGGGCAGTCGGGGACTTGGCGGCTGATGCCTACACCTCACCCCGTTCCCTTTTCACCCGACTGCGCTTTGCGCCGTGCCGGGAACCATCGCCTCGTGTCTGCGCCCGATCGGACCCTGGCGCAAGACGGAAAGCGACACCCGGATCGCAGCTTGCGGCAGCGGGCGGAGGGGTCGGACCGGGAGGGAAAGGATGGTGGCGAGGGAGGGACTCGAACCCTCGACCTTGCGATTATGAGGCGGACCTAGAGCGTTGAAATCGCGGCCCGTCGCCGTAAACCGTGGTCAGATCGGCCCACGACAGATCAATGGGTTACGGGCGATGTGTAAACCGAAAAGCGAGGGTTTTGCCGCTGGCCGAGCGGTCGCGGGATACCCACAACGCAGGCTCTAGGCCGAAGCCCGAGCAACCTCACCCGCCGATCCAGTCCAGCAGACAGACCTGCCCGGTGTCTCCGTCCGGCAGGTCGAGGCGCATTGGATCCGCGATCACGCCTGGCGGCAAAGATACGACCTCGACAACGTCCGAATCAACGGCGTTGTGCCCGCCCACCGTCCGGTAGTGCAGCGTGACCGGCCCGCGCGCTGTTTCCAGCGTCTCGTCGCGGTTGTAGAGGCCGCGCCGGTTCTCGATCACCACCACGGCAAAGCACGGCCCGGCAGGGCCGTGCTTTGCCATGCGCGGCCTGATCACCTCGCCGTGGGCACCGTGCGGTGCCAGCACGACCAGCCCGAGGATCAGGGCCACGCCGAACGCGCGCATCATTCGGCGCACCGCGCGTCGATCAGGTCGATCAACCGCGCGCCAGCCAGCAGGGCGCGTTCGTCCGCCGTCTCGGCCAGCGCCGCCGCGAGGTCGGCCCGCGCCGCCCGCGTCCCCGCGCAGACCGGGTCCGGCACGTCAACGGGTGCCGGGGTCGCGCTTACGCATCCGCTCACGAGCGGCAGCAGCAGTATCAGACACAGAGCGCGCATCAGCATCGGCCATCCTTTCCTGGGCTTTGCGGTCGGAGTCAGCGGCGCGCGCCTCGGACTCGGCGCGCCGCGCCTCCGCGACAGCGCGCTCCTCCATCTGCCCGCCGCGCCGCGCCGCGCGCATCAGGGCCAGGATCATCAGGCCGAGGACGGCGAGGATGCCCCCCGCCGCCAGCAGTTGCGTCCACACGGCTCACCCGATCCGCTTGGTCGCGGTGATACGGCCCCAGATCGCCAGCAGGCCGCCGACCGCCATGACGATCCGCTCGACCATCTCGACCACCGAGGCCTGGTCCTCGGCGCTGAATGTGTAGCCGAACAGCCCGGCGACGGCGGCCACGACGACCAGCAGGCCGCCCCACACGGTTTTGGAGGCCAGAAGCCCCTTGGTTCCTTCCATCTCATGCTCCTGCGTTGATGAATGCCGCCAACCCGGCGGCTGGGTTACAGCGCGGCTGCGACCAACCCGCGAATCCGGTCGCCGACCTCCACCGGGTCGCCGGGGCGGTCCATGCCGGGCAGCCAGCAGATATCCCATTTGCCGCGCTGCGGAATTTTCAGCGTCGGCTGCACCTCGGCGTGCGACAGGAGCGTCGCGCGCGTGACCGGAATCCGATACTCGCGCGCCAATGCGGCGCAGAGCCGGACCAGCTCCGACACCTGCGCCGGCGTGATCGGGAATTTCCCCGCGTTGAACGGGCGATCCACGGCCCCAGCCATCGCGGCCAGCGCGACGCCAATCGACCCGGTGTTGCAGTTGCGCGTGTGGGCCGCGTAGGCGCCGGGCCGAGGCCGCAGATTGGCGCTGATCGGGAACCGGCCGGGGTGCACACGCCCGGCGCCGTCGATCACCCGGTGATAGTGCGTCAGGGACAGACCGGTCGGCGTGTGCGTGCCCCCGGTCCAGTGCAGGATGATGCGTTGCATTGCCTGATCTCCGAAATGGGCCTGGCGCCTACGGCCTCTGGCCAGTGGACAGGGCGCGCAGGATCGCGTTCGTCTCGCGCTGCGCCAGTTTCAGCTCGTCGAGGGTCTCCTTGATCCCGTCCAACCGCGCCGCCATCGTCGATTGGCCGTTCTCGACCGACCGCAGGCGCGAATCGGACCCGGCCGACGCTGCCTCCATTTTCGACAGCCGATCCTCGATATCGCCCACCGAACTGCTCAACTCGCCCCACGCGACCGCCATCGCGACCGCCATCGCGGCCAGCGGGATCAGCGTGCCGAGGTTGAATTCGAACTTCATCTGCGGTCCTGTCATCGTGCTTTCCTGCGTAGAATGTGCAACGACCGCCCGGTTGGGCGGTCGCTGCGGAAGTTGTCGGGGGAGAGCGTCACGCGATATCCTCTGTGATCTTTACCCGGATGAAGTCACTGTTCGGGAAGGTCTCGATCGATCCTCCTGTATAGGTGACCTCGAACTCAGCTTCGTAGAATCCGGCCGTGTCCACGTCTGCTGGATGCCAGTCGTAACGAACTGTCGGCGTCCCGGTGGACGTGACAGTAACAGCGGCTGCCCTGCTGACCTTCACCGCCCCTTCTTTCATCCGCATGTTGAAGCGTACAGTCGCGCCGGTCAGGTCCACTGATTCCGGGAATAGTGCGTAGACCAGCGACGGCGAAGTGTCGCCCTTCTTCAGGTAGAACGTTTCCCGCATGTCACCCCTCGATCAGTGATCCGCCATTGGCCCGCCGGGCCAGGGTTCCGCCGTTCTGCGATTGGCCCAGCCCGCCGCCGTTGGCGCTTTGGCCGGGGAAGGCTGCGCGGCCCGGCGAAAGCGACTGGACGATGCCCGCCGCCGTCCCGAACAGCGCGACCGTGCCGACCGCCACGCCCCGCGCCAGCGTGCCGCCAGTGGCCGACCCCGTGAAGCCGACGAAACCGGAAGCCGTGCCGCGCGCCGGGGCTTGGCCGTTGGCGGCCCCCGTGATCGGGAGCAAGCCGGAAGCCGTGCCCACCACGCGCGCCGCGCCGGGGGCAGACCCGGTGAAGGCTATGACGCCACTGGCCTGCCCCCGGACGCGCGCCGCGCCGGAAGCCGCTCCGGCAAGCGGGAACGCCCCGGCCGCCACCCCTGTTGCACTGCCAGCCGCCGCGACGGTGCCGGATGCCGACCCGGCAAGCGGCAGATCGCCCGTGGCCGCCCCCGCCGCCCTTGCTGTTGCAGCGCCGGACCCGGTAATGGGCAATGCGCCAGAGGCCGTCCCTGAGGCCCGTGCAGCGCCCGTGCCAGTGCCGGTGATGGGCAGCGCCCCTGATGCCTGCCCAGATACCCTTGCGGCCCCTGTGGCGCCACCTGTGAACGGCAGGGATCCGCTCGCCTGCCCCGCGACAGGTGCAACCCCCGTCGTGCTGCCGGTCAGGGGCAGACTGCCCGAGGCTGTCCCGGCGGCTCTTGCTGCGCCCGTCGCCGATCCGGTAAAGGCCATGCTGCCGCTGGCGGTGCCCGTGACGCCTCCGCCACCCGCCCCATACGGGACGAAGATGATGACCGTGCCGTCGCCGCCGTCGCCGCCATTAGCCACTGTCCCACCGGCATTGATGCACGCACCACCCGCACCGCCGCCGAGACCGTCAGTGCCCGCGCCGGGGGTCGGGCTGGCAAAAGTGCCACCAGTGCCGCCGCCACCAGTGCCGGGAGTTCCTGCAGCGGACGCACCGGCACCAGCGCCGCCACCACCATAAGTGACTGACGCCCCCGTGATCGACGACGCAACACCGTTGCCGCCGTTCTTGCCAGACGCAGCGGCACCAGCGCCACCGCCGCCACCGGAGTTTGAAGTATCTGCTGCGGCTGCACCGCTGTTGCCTTGCCCGGCAGTTCCAGAACCACCACTGCCCGGAGAACCGCCGTCTCCACCGCCGCCACCGCCGCCAGAACCACCCGAAAGGCCAGATTGGTTGGGGTTGCTCTGGGCACCACCGGCACCGCCACCTACGGCCGCAGCAGGAGCATTTGTGCCGACAATCGACGAGTTGCCGCCGCTTGTTCCACGATTGGCTGGGTCTGTCGATCCAGTCCCCCCCAGACCCACCGTAACAATGTAACTGGACGCAGTGGCAAGGAAGGTCGAGGTCGTCAGACCCCCGACAACACCGCCGCCGCCCCCAGCACCTGTGGCAAAGCCATAGTTCGCAGCACCGGAAGCGCCGCCACCCGCAACGATCAGGTAGTAGATCGTCGCCCCCGCTACCGGGGTGAACGTCCCGCCGCCCGGTCCCCACTCGAACACCTGCCCGAGAACGCCGTCGAACGTGACGTTCTCGGTGATCGTCGGCGAGCCGGTGTAGGCCGTGATCTGGCTGGTGGGCATGGACGATGCGCCCTTCTGGCTGCGTCAGGCCCCGCCAGCCGTCAGCGTGAACGCGGTGATCGTGACCTGCTGGCCCACGGCCAGGACGTTGTTGTCGAGCGTCATGTCCCCGCCGCCGCCGGTGGCGGTCACAGTGCCCTGGATGTGGCAGGTCGCGCCCTGCTTGATGCGGAAGTGCCCGGCGGTCCCGGCTGCATCCGCCGCCGCATCCTGCCAGGTGCCCGCCAGCGCTTTCGAACCGCCCGAGGCAGCGGCAAGCCAGTCGGACGGCAGCGCCATGGTCGCAAGCACGGTGCCGCTGTCCGCGGTGGCGCATGTGGCAGGCGGGGCGCCGGTGCGCAGCTCCAGCGTCGGGCTGACCCCGATAGCGGTTTCGATGGCGTCAAGCGCGGCGTTGCGGGCCGCGACCGAGAATTGAAAGGCCATTGGTCAGTCTCCTTCGTTCGCCCGGTGGGCGGTTGGTCGTGGTGTCGGTGGTGGTTGGGTCAGGGCCAGGTGATCTCGGGAAGTGCTGCGATCACGTCTTCTGGCGTCAGGTCGTCCGGCGCCTCGACCCACAGGGCATGGACCCTGGTCCAGACGGCATCGCGCCAGCCGACAAAGGCCGCTGCTTCGGCCGCCCAAGCGGGATTTGTGCTGCCGAGGTAGGAGGCGAGCGAGACGCCGCTGTCGTAAAGGCGGGAGACGGCGACGGCGTCGACATGGGCCTGCACCGCAGCGCGGCAAGCCTCGATGGTCAACGGTTCTGGAACCGGCGGCTGAGGCGGGGCGAAGGCCTGGCCGTCCCAGGTCCATCCGATTCCTGCCGCGCCGGTAAGGACGGGCCAGCCAAGTGCCCAATCCGGTATGAGCCCCGCTTCAACCTCGATGACGTTGACGACCATGCCCGCTTCGATCTGTGCCAGTTGCATGCTGTTCTCTCCCACTCAGATCCAGACGCGGACTTCTCCGCGCGCGCCGGCACCGTTTTCGCCGCCGCCACCGCCAGGCGCGCTGCCCGCGGTGTTGGGCGCACCGCCACGGCCGCCGTTAAGCGAATAACCTCCTATACCGCTGGACCCGGAAGAGCCTACGCGACCACCTCCGCCAGCGCCGCCAAGGACTGCATTTCCGCCGTTTCCGCCCGAGTTCGAAGCGCCGCCGCCACCGCCGCCACCGCCGCCGCCCCACAGGGTTTGGGCGTTCCCGCCTGCCCCGCCGACGACCGACGCCCCGGCGGTGCCGCCAGGTCCGCCCCCGACAGGACCCCAGGAACTGGCATTTGCCGCAGCAAGCTCGCCACCGCCGCCGCCGCCAGCTCCTCCGGTACTGCCGGAGCCGCTCGTGCCGCGCCCTCCGCCAAATGCGGTCGCAAGCGCCCCGAACGATGTGTTCCCCCCATTTGAAAGCACAGCGCCACCCGCACCGATGGTGACGCTGACGCTTGTCGGCACGTCTGCGGCTCGGCGTCTGATGGAAGAGTAGCCGCCTCCGCCACCACCACCCCCGCCGGCGGTAGAGACACTTGTCCCGCCGCCGCCGCCACCACCCCAAAGCTCGACCGTGATCATCGTGTCGTCATCAAGACCGGCAGGCTTGTTCCATGTTCCGGATGCCGTGAACTGCCAGTAGTAGCGCGCCCCGCCGCCACCTGCCGCCGACAGAAGCGGGCTGAGGATACGGAACGCGCCGCCAATGTATTCCAGAAGGCTGCGCAGGCCGGCTCCGATTGACCCGGCGATCAGTGCGCTTCCCGCCGCGTCCAGGACCGGAACGGCCGCCCCGCCGTTCAACGCCAGAGTCACCCCGGCGGTGTTGGCAGCGCCCCAGGTGATCTGGAACTTCATCCCGTCGACCAGACCGCCTCCATCCAGCGCAGGGTCCAACGTCGCCGTCACCGCGTTCGCAGTTCCGCCAACCGCCGTCAAGGGCAGGGCCGATGCATCGAAAAGCGTCTTGAACCGTTCGGAATACTGCCGCAACAGCCCGGACGCGCCGCCGCCCGGCAGGGGCGGCGGCGTCAGATCGCTGAACGTGGTTCTGCTTGCCATGTGATCCTCAGGGTGTCAGGTCCGGCACGATGCCGGGGGCTTCATCGACCATCGTGATGGTGGCGGTAAGGTCTGCACCGGGTTCGATGTCCTTGACGATCAGGCGTCGCACCTCGCTGAACAGAGGCCCGACCGATACCAGTGTCCCGATGCCAAGTCCCGTCGCCGGGATCGGATCGGCGAATGTCAGAAGGTCCGTCAGGCCCGTCGTGCCGCCGAGCGTGTGCACGCTGATCGACCCGGCCCGCCGGATCAGCGCGCCTGTTTTCTGCCCGAGTGCCAGGATATCCGGCTCGGCCAGGATGTCAGCCGATCCAAGCACATCCGTCGCGCTGATCCGCACCGGCACCGCCCCATCCAGTTGCAGCGCCGTGACGTTGCCGGACCCGTCCAGTGTGATGTCGATCACGCGGGCCGAGCCGCTGAACTCTTCAAGCGCATCGTGCTGGACGCCGACCAGGTCCCCACGGCGGCAGATGATCGCCTCAGCCGGGACTTCCAGCGTGTAGAAGGCGGTGCGGCGCTCCATCTGCGCCAGGTCGTAGATTGCGCGGGCGATGACTTCGGCCTCGGTCACAAGGCCCTCATACGTCACCTGCTCCAGTCGTCCCGTGTCGCTGGACACGCCGGGCCGGAAGACGGTGATCTGGTGGTTTTCGTAGTCGCGCGTCGCATCGCGGAAGTTGACGCGGAAGCCTTCCGGCAAGCGGGCAAAGGCCTTCGTCCACTGGAAGCCTCTGGAGTTGCGCGGTGTGAAAACTTGCACCGGCGTCTCGGCGCTGCGGTCATAGTCGCGTACCACGCCCCAGATTTCCGACTGGTATGGCTTTGCATAACCGCATGACGCGACGATGCGCAGCGCGTCATCCACCGTGGCATCCTCGATCAAGGCATTGACCTGATAGCCAAGGGCAGTGCAGGCGGCGCGCCAGCTGAGCAAGCCAACGTCATCCAAGATCGGCTCTGGCACCGGGTCCAGGTTCTGCCAGCCCGCCATCACGTCGCGGTAGTGTGGCGCGGGGTTCGAGGTGACCGTCCAGTTTCGCCAGGCCGTGCCGTCCCAGTCGCGGACATAGCCGCCAGCGACGCAGCTGACCCGCTCCAGCGACCGGTTGCGGGCGCGAACGGCCACCACCGCAAGCCCACTCGACGGCATTGGATGCTCATTCCACACGCTGACCGACCGCAACAGCACCAGACTATCGCTGACCCCGTTCCGGCTTTGCGCGATCCTGGCAGGGGTTCCGGCATAGGCGAACAGGTCCCATACCGTGCCGCTGACGGTATAGGAATTCGACGACCAGGCCGAGTTCTGGACATGCTGGCCGCGCACGATCTCGACCTCGTAGCGTCCCTTCGGAAACACTGCCGTGTCCAGAAGGATCGTCGCAGTGTAGCGGTTCAGGAGGACCCGCTGCACCCGCGTGGTGCCCAGATTTGCGCTGTTCATCCAGGCGTCGCCAGATCCGTCATCGAAATAGGCATCTGCGGCCCATGGACTGCCCGGCGGGTTTTGCGTCTGCGCCGGGGCGGCCACCCGCGCCTCGACCCAGCCCTCCGTCACCGCGGCGCCTGGAGAGCTGCTGGCGTCATCCGTCCAGATCAGCTTGACCGTGGCACGCAACTGGCGGGGCGTTGCCGCCATGAAATGCAGTTCCGGAAGGTTGATCCAGGTCGTCGCCCCGACCTGCCGCATCCGGAACCGCAGGGGCACTCGCAGCAAGTCGGTGTCGCTGGCATTACGGTTGAGTCCTCCGGGAAAAATCAGGTGCAGCCAGTGTTCGTCGGGAGCATCACGTGTCGCCACGGTGATCGGCTGCGGCAGGGCGGCACTGAAATCTCCGGTTGGCGATTCCAATGTGAACCCGTTGTTCGCGTCGACCGCATAGCCCCGCAGTTCCGATTGCAGCGGTTCGGTGCGGGCCTGCCGCCGAACCATGCTGATTGGCATGTCGCCCGGCCAGCCTTCTCGCGTCTCGTATTCGACGTTGGCAAGGCCCTCAATGGAGGCGGCGCCGATACGGATGTCGGTGATCTGGTGCGGCCCGTTCAGGACATAGATCGCCTCGACCACTTCATCAGGACCGTCGAAGTAAGTGAAAGGCTCGCAGGCAAGCGGCGGGTAGACCTTGCGCTGTCCCAGGACGCGCGGGATCGGTCCGTTCGGCTCAAGGATGTTGCCCTCGGCGCTGGCGGCGCCCGGGTTGGTGATCGACTTGCCTCCGGTCGGGATGACCGGAGGCGGGACCAGCGCCGACAGCAGCAGAGACCCGACAAGCGAAACCCCAGCCGCCGCAAGCGTGGCGCCCACGGTTCCAGCGCCGAAAAGCTTGGCCGAGAAACCCAGTTTTGTGGCAAGCCCGCCGCCAGCGACGAATCCGGTCACCGCGGTCAGTGCAATTCCGGCGATGATGGCGAGAATGTTCTTTCCGCCGCCTTCCTTCCCGCCGCCCATCGGCACGGCGTGAAAGGTAACCTCGACCACCTGCCCATTGTGCTCCGCCTTGGGCCGGATGCTTCCCCAGGACTTGCGATAGACCGGGCGACCGTTGATGCAGATCACGCCGCGGGCATCGAAATCCGGCGGCAGGCAGGTCATCTGCGCCCGCAACTCGGCCAGAGTGAGACCCTCGGGAAGCCAGCGGACATGCGGCACGCCAAGGCTGCCGAACTCCCGGTAGACGGCAAGCTGCATCAAGATGCGTATCTCCGGAATCCGGCGATCCGACCCCGGATCGTGAAGTGATCGATCGGCACGACAACTGCTCCGCTTGCCTCTTCGGCATGCAGGACCCGGCGCACATCGGCGATCACGCCGACATGGCAGATCGCCCGCCCGCCCCTTGCGCTGCGCATCAGCACGACATCGAAGACGCCTGGACGATCCGGCTCGTGCCAGATGCACGAGTCCCGTCCGCGCCGCATCTCGTGCGCCACCCGCACAAGATCGCGCGGATCGATGTCGCCGAACTCTGGCAGATCGATCTGCAACTGCTCCGCATAGACCCGCCGCACCAGCGACCAGCAGGTCACGTCTTGCGGACCCATACCGAACGAAAGCCCGACATAGGGCGCCCACCACTGCATCAGCGGAACAGACCAGGCATCCGCGACTGGGTGCAGCGTTGACCGGGCCATGGTTCCTGGCTGTAGTCGCGCAGCATGACCCTGCCGGAAATCTCCGATGCGGTCACCGTCACGTCGATCAGGTCGAAATCGGCAAATCGGTACAGCACCGACCCGCCCGGAATCTCCGTTCGCGGGTTCTCGCTCAGGTCGAAGTCGGCCGATGACCTGATTTCCAGGGTCACATTCGCCCTGTCGTTCAGGCCCAGAAGCGCGCGCCCGATGCGAAGATCCACGTTCTGCATGCGCAGCTCGGTCTGCGGCGGCCCTTCGATGTCGGTCAACAGGCCAAACTCGAACGGCAGGCCGACATGGGTCTGGCCGTTCACAACATAATCCATCACATCCGAAACCACCCGGATCGGGGCAGAAAGCGAAGGATGCGTCACGGTCAGGAACGCCAGAAGGGCATCCGGGCTTTCCGGAGCTTCCAGACTGGCCTTGACGGCAGCATCGATGGGTCGGCTCATGGCGTGAAGTAGATCCTGCGTTTCACCCCGCCCGGGGCGGTGGCCGGGATGTCTCCTGCCCCGATCACCACGCCGGCGGTGAAGCTTTCCACGTCTCCGGTCGATACCGAGTAGACATCGAAGGTTCCGGTCACCGACGGCAGCGCGCTGGCTGCGACCTTGCCACCGGCAATTCCGTAGATGCCGGAGTCCCAGTCCGCGACGACCTGCGGCACGACCGACTGACCTGGTCTCACGTATGGCGCCCACCATGGGGTCCCGGGAAGCCGCATCAGCTTTACCGTAAGGTCATGCAGGTCGGCCCCCCGCGGCAGCAGATCGTAAAGCCGACCACCGTTGCCAAGGATCTTCCAAAGGGCCGGATCCCCGAATACCGGGTCTCGCCAGCTGAACGCATTCACGCCGCCGGCGAGATCGTCCGCAAGAAACGACCTGAAGGCCTGGACGGCCGTCAGACGCAGATTGCGGAATGTCGCATCGAAGGTCGCGGGGGCCGCCGTAGTGCGCGCACGCAGGATCGGCGGGCCGTACTCGGTCGAGAAGCTCGCTCGCGTATCCAGCGGACCACCGTTGAACCCCTCGCGGCGCGGCAACTGCGGCATGGCCACCGGCCAGGCGGGCGGAACCGGCATCAGCGCTTCACCGGCATGGGCTTGCTGCCGAAACGGCTGCGCAACGCGCTGTCCTGCCGCCCGCTCGCAAAGGATTCGCTGATCAGCACATCCACCTGCCGCTCACCTCTGGGCCCGCGCCTTTCGCTGCTTTGAACGACTCCGGTCGTCTGGTTGATCACGTTGACCTGCACATTGGATCCCCCGCCGCCACCCTGCGCCATGACCCCGAGCTTCCCGCCGATCCTGGTCAGCGGCATGATAGCCTCCGGGCCGGCCTCGCCCATCACGCCCATCCCGTTCTTCATCGGAAACATCGTCGCACTCGATACGATGCCGCCGGCTGCGAAGGCCTGTACCATGCCGCCCTCGAAGACGTTGCCGTTCGCGTTCATAAGCGGAATGAACCCGCTGGACCCGAATACGCGCGGGAAGGATTTCGCCAGCTCCGCATAGAGCGCCATCTGGAGCAACTGCTTGGCCAGGTCCTTCAGGGCGGCGGCAGGATCGTCGAACACGTTGTCGAAGGCGCTGCGGATCGTACTGCCCGCCTTCTTGCCAAGATCACCGGTCTTGCTCAGGTCCTTGCCAAGCTTCTCGACCGCGCGATTGTAGGTCTCCGTGTCCAGATGGCCGGACTTGTGCAGATCGTTCAGCTTTTCCAGCTCGATTGCATACTTTTCGGCAGCGGTGCGCGTCTGGTCGTAGATGCGCGCTGCTTCCCGCTCGGCCTGACTGACGCCGCCACCACCGCCGCCACCGCCACGCCGTCCGCCGCCCCCACCCCGGCGAGCCGGTCTCGGATTCAGCATGGCATCTGCTTCCGCCACGACTTCCGGCGAGGGAACGAAAGGTGTGGCACCGCCGCCCATGAACTGCCGCGGGTCGCCCCTGGCACCGACCTTGCCATAGGTCATATGGGCGCGGTTGAAGGCGTTCTGCGCCGCCGCGGCATCCCACAGGTTCGAAGCCAGGCCGCCGGCCTCTGCCGCCGCGGCGCTGATCGGCGATGCGATATCGACGGCAGCCAGACCCAGCGCCGCGAGCTCTGCATCCGTCAGGTTCTGAAGAAGAACTATCGCTTCCTCGCTCAGAACCCCGCCCGCAGCGGCGGCATCGATGATCGCGGCGCGCACCCCAGCCATGGCATCAGCCTGCGCACGGGGGCCTTCGGCCGTGGAAAGCGCCTGCAAGGCATCCACCAGCGCCAAGACCTTTGCCTCGTTGCCATCGAATGCCAAGCCGAAAGAATCCGCGATATTGGCGAGCGTGGTGCGGTAGTCCTCCTCCAAGTACTCGAGCTGCACCCGCGCCGAAGCGAAGTTGAACTCAAATGCCCCATTGGGGTTAGCTTCTGCCTGGGCGATCTCGGCACGAAGGGCGGCGATCTTCGCCCGCAGCGCGTCAACGTCCTCTGGCCGGCCGAACATCTCGGCAATCGCGCCGCTGGTCTTGACCAGTGCATTCTGCGTCCGTGCCGCCGCGATCTGGCGCTGGATCTCCAATACCTCGCGGGCCTGCGCCGCCCCGGCGCCGAAGTCGCCGAACAGCTTCTCCGGATCGACCTTTGCCGCATTGGTCGCCGATCTCAGCGCGCTCATCGCACTGTTCAGGTCGTTGACCGACGCTTCCAGCTCTTTCGCCTTGTCGGTCCCCATGCCGAAGGCCGCAAACAACGGGATCGCGACGGCTGTCACCGTGCCGAACAGCACGCCGACCAGTCCAAGGCCTGACAGAAGTTGCGGCAACTGCTGCGCCAGGGCGCGGCTCACGTCAGTGCCGGCGGCAACCTGAACGGCAAAGTCCTGGACCTGAAAGCCGACGTTCTGCAGCGCCTGTCCGCCGCCGCGCGCGCCTCGGTCGATCGCACCAAAGCTTTTCTGGGCCTCCGCTCCGATCGACTGGAACTCGGCTTTCAGCTGACTGGCGCCCTCAGCCTTGATCCGGACCGATACCTGCTTCTCTGCCATGTTCCTCGGTGTCCTGGTTGTGGACCTTGATCAGCACTGCCTCAAGCGAAGGCATCACTTCGCAGACCAGCGCCCCCGACAGGCCGGCGGCATTGGCCATGGCCAGAACGGCCGTCATGTCGAACCCGATCATGGCGCCAGGAATGGCGCGCACCTGACGACCGGCGCGCAGGAACAGATCCCACAGCGCCCAGCCCTCTGGCGTGACGGGTTCGTTCAGTGAGTAGGGGCACTCGGCGCAGGGGCTTGCGCATCCGGCGCAGTAGTCTTGTCCACCACCCGGGCGGAGGTGCCATTCTGCCCGGGCGACGAGACGTTTTTTTCCGCGTCCAGCGTCAGTCGCGGGCTGACATAGGCGCCATCGAAGGCCTTGAGGAACTGGTAGATCGACATCAGTGCGGCGACACCTTCCGGCGTGCAGGCGAGGGGATCGCCATTTTCGTCGCCGACGCCTTCCCAGTCGATGATGGCGTGCCGGGCGACTGCCAGGTTGAAGCGCAGCCCAAGATCCTCGGGCTGCAACGGCTCGCCATCCTGCGGCAGATCTGCGATCTCACGGCGATAGTCGGCCCGGATGGCAAGCATCAGCGCCGAGGTAAAGGGAAGGACCTTGACGCGGACACCGCTGCCAAGGTCGATCCAGACGGGTTCGGTCAGAGCGGGAAGCCGGATCATCAGTAGCTCGCAACCGTGTTGGTCAGGACAGCGGTGCACATCCGGGCAGGACTGACAGCCTTCGCAGCCTGCCATTCGAACTCTGCGCGTATACCGTTCGGCCCCTCGACCGCAATCTTGGGGCGCGGCAGATAGACTGCGTGGGCGGTGAACTGGAACTGCGCGTTGGCCCCCAGGCTGTAGAGCGAAACGATCTCGCAGGACGCACCGTTGATCGCCTGCGTCAGCAGCGTCGTGTCTGCGAACCGCGCGACGATCCGCCCTGTCAGGCTGGCAATGGTCGGATCGGCCCCGTCGATCTTGCCGTCGGCGCGGATGGTCTCCACGCGGTCCACGTTGTTGGAATAGATGAACTCGGCGCTTTCGATGTTGCCAAGCGCCGACGCATCCCTGCTGATCGACCCGTTGAAATGGCCGAATCGCGTCAGGGTATAGCTGGTCGGCGTGCCGGCGCCGGAACTGGTAGCAACGTTCTCGCCCTGCGCGACAACGTCCACGTCCATCCGCAGCTGGCCGGACCGTTCCATGTTCCAGCGGAGACGGTCCACCACACAGCCGACATTCATCGCATAGTGCGGCACTTCGGGATAGCCCATCTCGATCGCCATCGAGGGCAGCGAGGTGGCGCCCGACTGGAACGTGTGCACCTTCGGCGTGGTTCCAGTCGTGGTCGGGCTGCCGAACGCACCCTTCAGCCAGACCCCCAGATTCTCGACATCGATCGGCACGCTGATCCTGCCGCCCGCCGTGACCGCATCCTTGATCGGGGCCAGCGGATCGCGGCCGAAGCCCAGAAGCTCGTTCTCGATCAGGGGCTGCTCTGCTCCTGCGTTCGCGCTGGCGAAGGGCATGGTCCGGTACCCGCTCGCGGGCGCGGTTCCATAGACGCTTTCGAACGCGACGTTCATCTGCGCGCGCGATCCATAGGCTCGTGCCATGGTGATCTCCTACTGAAGCGGATCGGTTGTGTCGTAATGCAGCCATACGCCGACGATGACGGCGCTGAACGGCAGCCCGGCCTGCACCGGGATGTCGGATGGTTCCGGAGCTTCCGGCTCGCACCAGTCTGTCAAGCCGCCAAGCGTGCGGTCCTCGGCAAGAATCGTGCCGATGACCAGAAGGATTTCATCCAATGGCATCTCGCGGGACGAAGCATCCTGAAAATAGACCTCGACCTCGGCGCGATGCTGCCAATGATACCGCAACGGAGACAGCGTGTGCTCTGGCTCTCCGGGGTTTCCGTCGCGCAGGATCACTGTCCCGCGCAGCCCGATCTTGGTCGGCACGGCCCGGTTCCGGTAAAACTCGATGCGCAAGGGCCGCAACCCGGCGGACAGCCGCTCGTCCAGCGCCTGCAGAATCGTCTCGCGCTTGCTCATCATCCGCGCCCCCATCCTGCGACGATGCGCTCCGGAAGCCCGGCCGCGATGCGAACTGCGGTTGAATACAGGTTCAACCGCTTGCGAAGCGTGACCTGCGGCACAAGGGCGAAGATGGGGACTGTCCGGTTCCTGAACCCGCGCGCGGCCTTGCTGAATCCGTCCCGCCCCATGACACGGGCACCGCGCTTGACCTGGCCGTCATCCACCAGCAGCGCCGACCGACCTGGCCGATAGACGAACCGCAGACGCCGGCCCGTGCGGTTCTCCCATTCTCCAGGTGTAATGCGCCCGCCACGTCCGGACTTCATCACCCCAGGCAGAGGAATGGCCAGCCAGAAGCCATTCCTTGCTCGGATGGTTGCCCCTCTTTCGAAGGCTCCCACGATATGCGATGCCTTCGTATAGACCAGACCGGCAGCGTTCATGCTGATCCCGGACTGCGGATACACATTGGCCCTGACCGTGTTCCCCAGCCGAGTGCCAAGTCCGGCGCCGGTGATTTCGCCGCGCCATGCGCCCTTGATCGCTTGCGCCGCCCCACCGATTGCCCGGGTGACGGAACGAGCACCGGCCCGCCTTTCTTCGGTAAGGATGTCGTTCACGCTTCCCAGCACCTCGACCTTCAGGTCAAGCATCGTCGCGCTCCTCCGGAACCGCGTCGATGCGCCAGACAAGCCGAAGGCTGTCGCGCATGGGGGTGCCTTGCGCCAGAAAGACATCGCCGCCGATGACGAACCTGTCGCCTTCCGTCGGCGCTGCGACTTCGCTCACCCGGACATCGATCCGCATCGTCGGCGACACGACGCCTGCGACACTGAAGTTCGTCAGATCATCCGGCATCGCCAGGATCACCCGGCAAGGCACATCGACATTGGAACCGCAGGCCCGATACACCGCATCCGCCGCCATGTTGGCGTCCCGAAAGATCGCGTCGATGGCGGCGGAAAAGCAGGTCATGCTGGCGTCAGAGCGTGAAGGCAGCCGTCAGGCGGACACGCCCGATGGTCTCTCCGGCGCCCGAGCCCACAGCCGCCGCAGCAACGCCGATCAGCTTGTTGGACGCCGCCGTCGTGGTGCAAACATTCGCGGTATCGTCCCAGTAGATCCGGGCACCGACCGTCCACGCCTGCGATCCGGCCTTGACCAGATCGAAGACGCCTTCGGTGACGATCTCGACATCCGCGCCGCTTGACGCAGCGGCACTAGCAACACCGAAAAGCGATCCGACGAGGCAGCCGGCGCCAGAAGCCACAGCATAGGGCGCGGCGACGGTCATGGTGTGACCGGGTTGAACGAAGTTCTTCATGATGGGTTCTCCACGTTTTTGAGGGCACCTGGCTGCACCGCGGCGCAGAAACAGGTGTAACCAAGGGCAGCCCGCGCCCCTGGCAGTCACATCTCAGGGAAAGGCGCTCACGCGCCCGGGTTGCGCCATCCGCCGCGCCAGTCGATGGCGCCGACACCGAAATCGCGTTCCACGCTGTAGCGGACACCCTGCATGCCGAAGGGCTCTTCCATCCGCAACCTGGGACCCTCGTCGCCCTGCAGGAAGCCGTGCATGAACAGGGCCTGCACGCCGGGATCCGGCAACAGATACCATGCGTTACCGGTGATCTTCGGCGTCGAGACCACGGTCAGGCGACCGGAGAAGGGGTTGACGCCGGACGACTGGTTGGGCGTGATCGTCTCCACGAGCTGCTGCGCTTCGGTCAACTTGTCGGGCCCCACCAGAAGAATGGACGGGGTCAGCGCAAGGTCTTCGCCGTTGATCCCCTTGTGCTTCTGGATCGCCGCGCGCCCGGCACCAAGGGAGGCAACGGTGATCGCGGCGCCGGACGCGGCCAGCGTCGCATCTGTCGTGTTGAAAACGGCACGACCGGTTTCGGTCAGCGTGGGACCAGCACCGGAACCCGTGAGCATCATGGCGAAGAAGTTCGCTTCCTCCGTCCTCGCCACGGCGGCGCCCTGCGTCGTCAGCATCCGGTCCATCGCGCCGAGATCGTCGTTCACGATCATCTGGCGGGTGAAGCCGACGGCGATGGCCAGAGCCACCAGGGCAACGGTCTCCTTCTTGTCGCCGATGGTGCCATACTTGATCTCACCCTTCTCGTTCACCGGCTGCAGAAGCGGCATCGATCCGGTGTTCACCATCGGGTGGGGCCGGAAGTCGGTGAAGTCTGCGCGCATGGAGATCTGGCTGTACACCGGAGTGGCCAGCTGATAGCCCGCGATGAGGCGCTTGTTCAGGGCGTTCTCGAACACCGCCGGAAAGTCGCTGGTGGTGTGCATGGCGCTCATGAACACGTCGAGCTTGTCCTGTGCAGTGCGCACGCGGCCCTTGTGCCCGATGGCCTGGGCCGCCATCTCGACCAGCGTCAGATCCATGTAGGGCCTTGCCTGATCGCTTTCCGGATCCGTGCGGCCAAGCTGGGCGACGATGGCCTGCCCCATGCCGGTCCGCATCGTCTCGCGCTCGTCGCGCAGGATCCTGGCCGTGGTACGGCCCTGCATCGGAATGTCCATGTCGCCCTGTTCCTTCCACTTGGCGTTGATCTGGTCGAGGCAGGTTTCCAGCGAAGCCGTGCTTCCGATCAGTTCGGAAGCAAAGGCAATCGGCAGGCCGGCCATTGCCACAGCGTCGGTGATCCGCTTGGCGCGGGCATTCGCAGCGGCGAAGGCGCGCGCGGTCGCCTTCTCCGCTTCGAGGTCGTGCGTGTCATTCTGCGACGCATCGTCGGCCTCGATCATGTCGAGTTCGTCGTCTTCGACTGCGGCGGTCACCCCCGCAGGCTTCTGCGCTTTCTGTCCCATCGAGGGCTCCTTTCCGGTGGTGCGGGGCAGGCCCGCGATCATGGCCATGACGGCCGAGCGCCCCGGAGCGGGTGCCCCGAGGGATTCCGACGCCTCGCGCAGGTCCTGCGGCGCGGTGGCATAGATGCGATAGTCGAACCTTGCGGCCGGTGCGGCCGGCTCATCGACCTCGACACGAGTCGCAAAGCCGAGATCTACCGCCATGGTTCCGTCCATGACGGTTTCTTCCCGCATGATCTTCCGGGCGTCTTCCCGGCTGAGACCGCTACGGTCCGCGTAGATGTCGGCATAGGCGTTCGAGATGACCGCCAGAAGGTCGGCTTCCTTCCGGTGATCATCCTCGGTCCCCCGGCCCATCGTCCATGGCGTCGCCGGGTCGTGGATCAGCATCCACGCGCCAAGTCGCATGATGATCTCTTCCCCTGCCATTGCGATCAGCGATGCCGCAGACGCGGCCACGCCATCGACCTGAACAGTGACTTTTCCGGGATAGTCCTTCAGGGCGGTGTAGATTGCCTGCCCTTCGGTTGCTATTCCACCACCCGAGTTGATGCGGACAAGCAGGTCACCGGACATCCCCGCCAGTTTCTCGCGAACCTGCTTGGCGGTGAAGTAATCCTCATCCCACCAGGATGCGCCGACCGTCCCGTAAAGCGTCAGCTCATTCATCATCGTCTCCGTTTGTCGGTGTCAATGGCGCAGGAACGGCGCTGGCCTCACCTGCAAACTGCGTCTGGAAACTCACGTCGCTGTCGAAGCGCAGGCCAGTCGCGCGACAGGTTTCGAGGTCCTCGATCTGCTCTGCCGTCAGATCCTCAGGGTCATAGCCAAGCTCGCGAATAACGCCCTGTCGGCTGGCAAATCCGGCTTTCACCTTGTCGCGCAGGGCGGTGATCTCGCGGTTCGGATCCACCATGATGCGATGCGGCGGAACCCAGAGCAATTCCGCATCCCGCGGCACCTGAACCGATGCGACCTGTGTCAGCGCCTCCATCGTCCAGCGACCGATCGGCTCCAGCATCTGCGGGATCAGCATCAGCCATTGCCAGCTGGACACATTCCGATCCATCTCCATTCTGCCCATCCGGGCCGAGGAGAAGTTCACGTTGCTGAGGTCGCCCGTCAGCGCCTCGTAGGTGATACCCAGCCCGGCGGCGGCACTTTGCATCACCATTCTCGAGAAAGCATCGAACCCGTCCACCCCGGGCGGAGTGCTGAACTTGATGTCCTCGCCGGGGCGCAGGTTCTGGATGCGACCCGGCGTTATGCTGTTCAGACCGCCCGGATTGTCGTTACCGGTCTCGTCGCTGTTGGCCGCGTCGCCGACCCGTTCATCCTCAGGCACGACGCGGAAACCCGCAAAACAGGCGGCGATCTTCTGCCGCATCAGGTGCGCATCTTGCGCATCGGCCATATCCTGGATCGCCAAGGCAACCGGTGCGAACCACGACACTCCGCGCATCTGTCCAGGCCGGTCCTGCCGATAGATGTGCAGGATCTCGGATGCCGGAACTCGGCGGGACAGATACTGCCGCGACATGCGGCGGCTGCTTCCGGGATGTTCCGGGAAAAGCCAATAGGCCACTCGCTGCCCGATGGAATTGTACTCGATTCCTTCGCGCACCCAGTTGCCTTCCGGAATACCTGTTACCAGTCCGTCTCGTGCAGCGTCGATGAAGTCCGGTTCCAGGATCTGCAGCTGGAACGGCAGGGCAAACCCGTCTCCAAGGCGACGGCGGCGGCGGCGGATCAGCACCTCGCCGCTGTCAACGATGGTGTTCAACGCAAGGCGCTGAAGCCCGTAAAGGTTCTGCCGCCCGTCGGCGTCGATGTCAGTCGTGTCGAGATGACGCTTCAGCACCCTGCCCAGGCGCTTCAGCGCGGGTCTTGACTTGCTTTCCGTTTGCACCTTCCAGACAATGCCATCTCCGACCACGTTGTTGGCGATGACCTGCTGCGCCCTTGCCGCGAAGGGCGAGTTGCGGATCATATCCCGTGCCACATAGGCCAGCACGTTCCGTCGCGACGCAGCCGCATCCGCATCGCTTGAACTGCGACGCCAGGATGACCCTCGCTTTCCGGTCGTCGTGGCCCTGTAGTTCATCATGAGGTCGAGCACGGCGCGGGCACGGACCCGGTCAACTGCCCGACGAGGCGAAAGCTCGGCGATGATCCGGTCAAGCAGGTTCATCGATCAGAATCCCGGATCATAGGTCGGGTTCACGTGGGTGATGCGTGGCGCGGCATTACCAAGCCCGGCTCGAACGGCGTCACGCGCACGGATCAGCTCGTTCATGCTGCGGTACTTGATGCGCTTTCCGTCGTACTCCGACTCCAGGACGCCAGTGGCGATCATGGCCTCCAGAGCGTCCAGCTGTGCCTGCGTGAAGCTGCTCATATCCAGTCAGCCCTTGGCTCGATCCAATCGGTTTCCGTGGCCGGTCGCTCCGGCCTCTTGTCGTCTGCCGGCTTCTGCGCCTCGACAGGCGCCACCACCGGGATCGTCCGCTCGAACAGGTCCCCCTGTCCATCCGCAGGGGCTGCGCCACGCTCGTCGGCGAGCTTCTCCCACTGCAGATCTGTCATCGACAACCAGGCTTTCCGGCGGGCAGCAGCCTCGGCGTAGTTCATCGTGTCCAACGCCTCGTTCCGGCGGCCGGCCTCGGCCAGCTGCCACGAACTTACCATCACGCCGCTCGTCGCCCGCTTCAGAACCCTGACCTCGGCGGTCAGCTGCCGGTAGTACTCGTCCCCCATGGCCCTGGCGAACCCGACAAAGCCTCGTTCCAGAGGATCATGTTTTGCCAGCCAGGCATAGAAATCCGCCTTCATCTGGCTGACGTTGACGACAAAGGCATGCTTGTCGTCGCCGAGGACCTTTCCATCCGCGCGGCGGCGCTTCATCGGCACCAGCATCGGTCCGTTCGAACTGCTGGAGCCCTTCACCATGATCACCCGGTTGTGCGGGTGCCGCTTGACGAACAGCCTCACATCCTCGGTGAAGGCGGATCCGTCGATGGCCAGCATGTCCAGCGGCAACCGGAGGCCCCGTTCTGTCCGCCAGGTCTGTTTCAGCAGCGCGTCGAGGGCTTCGCGCCCTTCCTTGTCCCCGATGTAGTAGGGGATCGTCAGATAGGCGATGACGCGACGCTGCACGTTGCGCATGAAGGCGACGATCTGCACCTCGATACGGTCGGCCTGACAGTCAGCGCCCGCCGCGAGGATGAAGCCCGTCGATGGCAGGATCCCCTGCGGTAAGGTCTCAGCCTCGGGGGCCTTCTCGGCGCGGTCGCGCAGTGCCTCCCAGTCTGGCCCCTTGCTCGCCTGCTCGTATGGCAGCCCCAGAACGTCGTTCCAGAACACCTGCTCGGTTTCTGCCTCGATCTGCTTCTTCAGCGTCTCGGTCGTTTCGCCGGTCAGGCTCAGCGTGTTCCATCCCATGACCTGGGCATAGCTGACGGCGATCGAGGCCCAGTCGCGTTGCGGCGTGTAGGCCCGCCAGAGGTGGAACCCGGGATGATCGCCCCGCGGGTTGGCCGGCACCCAGCGGCCCAGGCCTACGATCTTTTCCTTGTCGCCGTGACTGATGACGCACCCGCAGGCATCGCAGGTGAAATGTGCGGCATGCAGCCGTTCCGGGTCGATGTTGGCCCGGAAGTTCTCCCACGTCAGAGGTGCGAAGTGCCCGCAGTGCGGGCATGGCACATGATAGAACCGCTGGTCGCTCCGTTCGAACGCCCGACTGATCCGGCAGGTGCCCTTGATCAGCGGGGTGGAGACCCGGAAGATCTTCGCATCCTCGAACGCTTCCGCCCGGCTGACCATCAGCGCCTCCGGATCTCCTTTGTCGCTATTCTCCCATTTCGAGATATCATCGCCGATCACCAGCCGCCGCGATGTTCCCGTCAGGTCGGCCGGCGATCCCGCCGATGCGACCTTGAGGCTCCCATTGCGATCCGCTGTTTCCATGTTGAACATGGCATCGACGTTCTCGCCGCGCCCGTCGCCGAAGATCTCGCGAAGGGCCTGGGTGGACCGCCGCATCGGCAGCCACTTGTTCATGACCCACTCCTTTGCGGCGGTCTGGGTCGGATGCACGACCAGCGAATCCAGCGGCCCGTTGGCGTGCCAGGCGCCCAGGCACGGCTGGATCAGGGAAACCGTTTTCCCGATCTGGGCCGAACCGCGCATCGTCACTTCCCGGGCCGGATGATCCGGCGAAAGCACCTCGTGCACTTCCCGCAGGAAGGGGAAACGCTCGATCCGGAACGGACCTGGCATCGGAGACCGATCGTCGAAGACGATGTTCGCTTCGCACCATGCCGTGATATCCGGCGGCGGCGGAGGCAGCATGATCCGAGCCGCGGCGCGGAAGACCACGGCCTCGGCCGGCGCCAGCATCCCCATCAGATGTCCGCCGCCTCTTCCGCTTGCGTCATGACGGCGCCACTGGCCTGCTCGGAAAGAACCAGGCTCCTGTCGTGGCGCTGCTTGCGCCAGACATCCAGGAGTATCTGCCTGACCGCACGGAAATCCACGCCAAGCTTGTCGGCAACGGCCCGTGCCCCGGTGCGCAGGGCCTCTTCGACCTCGGCAATCTCCTGGCGCAGGACCCTGGCGACCTGACGCTCAACCTCGCTCACGAGAACCATCGTCCCCTCGTCAAGCTCGTTCTGACGCCTGATGCGCCGAACCTCTTCGGCCAGCTTGGCCTGCCGTGCCATGCGGTAGCCGTCGGTGTCGTCGTCAGACAACCTGCCGTCCGACGCTCCAGACGCGCTGCGGTCGATAGGCGCCTCCGCCGACGATTCCGCCAAGACAGAGGCAATTGCCCGGCCCGTGGAGGCCCCGTTGCCAAGCATCTGTCCCTGATCGAGCGCGCCCTTCAGTCTGCGCGCCACGAGGTCCGGATCGAACCGCCGCGCGCGACCATCTCCGATGTAGCACCCATCCAGACGCCCGTCGCTCACCAGTTGACTGATACGCCCCTTGCTCAGATTGAGCGTGGCGGCAAGCTCAGTCGCATTAAGCGTGTGCATCAGGATCAGGGTTACCTAGTTGAGCCAACCCCATCTGGTTTAGCGGGCCGGTTTAGGCTTCGCAGCGCGTTTAGCAACGCAGAATACTCGCGCCTCCGTCCGCCGCATACGTCGAGGCTTGGGGAAGGACCCGAAGGGGTTGGGATTGATAAAACAGAAGCGCCCGGTCGGGTTTCCCCGCCGGGCGCAAATCTGCTGCTGGCGACTTGTCTAGTCCTCATCGCGTTTCGTGTCAAGCGGTCGTGTCCCAGGGCCGCTGCGGCGGCATCTCGCGCGTCAGCTCGATCCGCCGCAGGCCGGCGCCCGCAATCTCGTCGCGCAGGTGCAGGAGGGCGGACCACCACAGCAGGTATTCCCGCCGCGCCGCCGCGATCTGCGCCGCCGTCGGGCGGAACGTGACCGGGCAGGCCAGCACGTCCACCACCTTCCTGCGCCCGCGCCGGCCGCGCACCTCGACCCGCCCGACCACCGAGGTGCGGGCAAAGACCCCGTGCCGGTTCTCCACCACATCCACCGGCACGCAGCGCGGCACCGCGCCCGGCATCCAGTCAGGCACCGCGCCGCATCTGGCGAGCCTCGCGATCTCCACCGCCATGCCGCGCCCGCCGCAGCCCTCGCGCAGGTTGGCCACGAACGAGGCGATGATCTCGGCGTCGTCGTGCCGCGGCGACCGGCCGCCGCCATCCACCCGACAGCCGAGCCGCCCGCGCTGCATCATCCGCCAGATCGTGTCCACACCGCCCGGCCCCTCGCCGATCTCGTCGAACTCGACCGAGACCCGCTCCACCGCGAAGGCCCATTCCAGCGCCTGCCGGATCGACATCTGCCGCTTCACCGGGGTTGCACTGTCAAATCCCTTGGACTGATCGGTCACGGCATGGCCCTTTCGCTATATCTTGTAGCCACATTTCCATTCAACCCAATGGGTTGATTCTCTTTCATTTCGTAAGGGAGGTTGGGGAGGATGGAAGAAGAAGAAAGGGAGGATGGAACGCGAAGTCAGGGAGGATAGGTTATCAAGCCATATCAATGACTTGCCGCACAAAAAGGGAGGTTGGGGAGCTTGGGGAGGATGTTTTCTCGCCTCATGTGAGAGACCATCCCCTCACCCATTCCCGAGCCAGACCCCCATACCCCTTGTCGCGCGCGCACGCATGTAAGGGTCGGATTTATCCTCCCCAACCTCCCCAACCTCCCCGAACGTCCAGTAACCAGCGGATCTGCAAGGATTTCCCCCGAACCCCGAAAGGCGTCGCAACCTCCCCGACGGGGGAATTCCATCCTCCCCGACCTCCCCGGAATAGCACTGCGACGGGTGCGGGCGGCGCGCATCAGAAGTCCTCCCGGTAATCGGCGGCCGGCGGATCCTCGGGCGGCATCGCCCCGACGGTCAGCGCGCGACCCCTCTGGTCCTTGGGCGCGGCGTCCCAGTCCTTGCGGAAGAAGGCGGTGAAGCGGATGCCGTCGTAGAACATCCGCCCGCCGCTCTTGACCTGGGCGAACTTCTGGCCGGTGCGCCTGGATCGCCAGCGCCGGGCATGGTCGGCCAGGGCGCGGGCGATGGTCCGGTCGCGATACTGGCCCTCGCCCCGGGCGGTCAGCCAGTAGTTGAAGGCGTTGACCAGTTCGGCCGCGCCGATCCGGTCGCCTTCCTCTCCTGTCACCTCGCAGGCCTCGTCGAGGAAGGCGCCGTAGGGATCGCTCTCCTCGCGCAGCGCGCTGGTCGCGTTGCGGACCTGGGCGGGCTCCATCAGCCCGCCTTCCAGATAGGCCAGCGTGCCCTGCACCATCCAGTTCAGGACGCCCGAGGCCTCGGCGAACAGCGCGGCATCCAGCTCCTGCTTCGGCCGCCGCTCGGCCTCGGGGATCTGCACCGGGAACTCGATCAGCTTGACCCGCCGCCATATCCCGTCGTCGGTGCCCTTGAACACCGGCTTGTGGTTGCCCGAGACGATGGGCTTGAAATAGGGCTGGATCTCGACGAATCCCTCCTGCAGGGCGCGGATCAGCATCGGCTCGCCGCCGGTCATCTCCTTGATCAGGCCCTCCTGCCAGGACACGCCCTCGGCGGGTTCCGCGGCGGTCGCCATCCGCGCCCCGATCAGCGGCACGAGGTCCGGAGTGGCGTCGCCGCCGCTGCGCCGGTTGGTGCCGGTCAGGCTTTCGATCTTGGCCTTGGCGGCATAGTCCGCCAGCATGCGGTGGATCAGGTCCACCAGCACCGACTTGCCGTTCGCCCCGTCGCCGTGCAGGAAGAAGATCACCTGTTCGATCACGGCCAGCATGGACAGGCCGAAGACGCGCTGCAGATAGCCCTGCACCTCGGGTTCGGGCTGGATCCGGTTGAGGAAGGCGCGGAAGGTGGGCGCCTCGGCATCCGGGTCATAGGCCACGTCCATCCTCTTGGTGATCAGGTCGGCGCGGTCATGCGGGAGGAACGCGACGCTGGCGCGGCGGAACCGGCCCTCGGTATCCACGCGGAAATGCAGGGTTCCGTTCAGGCAGTTGACCTTCAGCGGATCGGCATCCAGCCGGTCCACCGTGACCGACAGGTTGACCCCGCCCTCCTTCAGCATGTTGTTGAGGGTCGCGGTGTTGCCGGCCTGCTTGGCGTGGCGCAGCCGCTGCGCCACCTTGTCCTGCGCCAGCGACAGGACGCCCTCGATTTCCGTGCGCTCCTTCCGCAACGCCGCCAGCTCGGCGGCAGCCTGGGCGCTGCGGTCCTTCGACGGCACGGCCTCGATCTCGTCGAGACGCGCCCCGATCGCGCGCAGGCGGGCGTGCAGGTCGGATTCGTCGCGCGGGCGCAGAAAGACCGTCTCGCGCGCGATCAGGTCCGACATGGTATGCGTCAGCTTGCGCGTCGCAACTCCACCCGGCATGTCCTTCACCGCGGGCGGGTCGAACTTCCAGCGCGTGCCGTCCCAGATGTGCCAGCCGACATTCGGCACGAAGCGCGCGTTCTCGCCGTGGTGGATCCCGAAGCGCAGCCCGTTGCCCACGTCGTGCATCGGCAGGGCCGACGCGCGTTCGACCTTGCCCCAGTCGATCCCGTCGGCGTCGGACGGATCGTCCGGCGGCGGCAGCCCGTCATCGCCGCCCCGGTCATCCGGCGCCGGCCCCGGATCATGCGGATCGTCCGGCGGCGCGCCAGATCGCACCAGCCCATCGGGCAGGTCCACGTCCTCTGGGTTCGCGAGGATCCTGGCAACGCGGTCGGTGTCTGCGGTCATACCTCGTCGTCACCCCGCATTATTCGGGCGTGGACGGCACTCGCATGGATCCGCCGCGCCCAGGTGCCGCCGGCCCGCGACATTCCGCAGCCGGTCGCACGCCGGCGCGCATGATCCAAACGGCCGGCCAGAGACAACGATTCCGATCGGCGTTCGCCTGCGCTCTTGGCCGGAACCCTGATCCGCGCCTCGCCCTTCCGGTCGTCGTCCCGCGTCATGGCACCTCCCAGGGAAAGGCCGGCAGGGTGATTTCGCGCGACGCGGCCAGCGTGCTGCACCCCGGCATCAGGGCCACCGTGACCTTGCGCAGCCCGGGGCGAACCGCCCGCACCGGCGCATCTGCAACCGGCTGGTGCGCGGTGCACAGCCCGGTCGGAAAGTTCCAGCTGCCCTCGCGGATGGTCTTGCAGCAGCCGGGATGCCCGCAGCGCGCGGTGCGCTTGCCCTGGTTGCGCCCGGTCATGCCTGCACCCGCTTCGGCAGCCGACGATCCGTGTCGGTCGCATCCGTGATCCATTGCCCGGGCGGCCTGGCTGCAATCTCCGACAACAGGTCGGCGACCGTGCGGCGCGGCTTGCGAATCCGGTAGGCCTCGATCGGCGCATAGGCCGGATCATCGCAGACGCGGCGGCGCTCGGTCTTGAACCAGCCGGTCCGGACGTGCCTCCACCGCCAGAAGAACCCGGGAAAGTCCGAAGTGATGGCATCGAAGTCCGAGACGCAGATCTTCCCTGCGGCCTCACGATTCAACATCCTCACTTGAATCCGTTGAGTGCGCGGGACGACCGGGCCTTTTCCCCCGTCATGGTCGATCCATGGCCCCCATTCCTGCGCACTCATCTCAGCCTCCCATCAGCACGTCGTTCACGTCAAATCCGTTCGGTGCCGCGGCGATCTGCCCGCGCAGGCCTGGGCGCAGGAACATGGCCCGGCGCAGCCCGGATTCGAGCTTCGCCCGCGTGTCCCGCGGGTCGCTGTCGCCGTCCATCACGTAGATCAGCCGCTCCACCCAGGGCGGCGGCACGAAGGCCTCGTCGTCGTCTAGATCCGGCAGCCCGGCATGGCGCAGGCCCGGGCCGGACTGCCGCCGTCCGCTCATGTTGCCGAGATCGACGAGGCACCAGAAGGCGGCGTCCGGATAAAGACCCGACGCGGCATTGCCCATCATCGCCGACCAGGTGGTTTCCAGACCCTCGCCGCAGATCATCGTGGAGGCGTGCAGGCCGCCGGTCAGCCGGATCGCACCACCCTTCTTTGACCCCAGCGCCTTCTTCACCTCCAACGGCTCGCCGGTCTCCGGGTGGATCACCCGGGCCTTGCCCTTGGGCTGCGACAGGTCCAGCCAGGTGCGATGCAGCCCGCTGAACCTTCCGTCCGGCCCCTGGATCGCGGCCAGCATCGCCGGGCCGCGATGCACCACGCGCCATTCTCCCCCGATGTGATGGGCGTAAGGCAGGTCCGGGTGAAGCCGGATGCAGGACCGGAATCCGCCCAGGGCCTCGATGTCGATCGCGCGGCGGGCGAGATAGGCCTGCACCTCGGTCCCGGCCGGATTGCGGCCCTGTTCCCAGATCCGGCGCGCCTGGCGGATCGCATCGGCGCGAAACCGCTCCGCGTCCCGCTTCGCCTCGGCCTCCCTGCGCCGCGCCTCCTCGATCCGCGCCTTGCGCTCCGCTTCGGTGACACCGTCGATCTCGCCGCAAAGCCAGGTCAGCGCGGCGGGGAAATCGCAGCCCCGGTCAAACATGACCAGAGCGACCCCGTCGCCCTTGGCGCCGCAGATCCGACACTGGAACACGCCCTTGCGGGTGTTCACCGCGAAGCGGTCCCTGCCGCCGCATTTCGGGCATGGGCCGACCAGTTCGTGCCCGGTGCGTTTCAGGTTCGGGATGCGCAGCAGGTGGACGATCTCGGCGATGGGCCTCGCATGCGCCTCGGCGATCCTCGGATCCTCGGCCCGCATCATGCCGCCTCCACCTTCGCCAGTGCGACGCGGATCGCGTCGCGGGCCAGAGCCGAGGACAGGTCGAGATGCGCGCGCACCCAGTGCACGGCGCCCTCGCCGCGCTTGCGCCGGTGCGGCCAGGCGCACAGGATGCCTTCGGCCGCGTCGCGCAGCGCCTCGATCCGGCTGGACCGGCTGGCCAACGGCAGACAGCGGCCGATCAGATGGATCGCCAGTTCCTGGTCCGGCGTGTCGATCCGGCTGGTCGCCACGCAGATCAGGCTCGCGATCAGCACCTGGTCGGCGTTCTCGCGCCGGATCCGCCCGGAGGGCAGGTATGCCGACCCGTCAGCCATGGATGTCCACCCGATCCGCATCGACCGGCACGAAGGCAAGCCGCCGCGCGACCGCGTCGCGCATCGCGCGGCCCGCTGCGGCGACGCGACGAAGGTCGCCGTGGGCCGTTACGAGCTGCGCCGTGAACCGCGCGCAGTCCGGGGCAAAGGTTGTATCCGCAAATGCCCGGTGCAGCGCGCGTGCCGCCGGCAGCGGCACGACCCCGGTCTCGGGCGCGACCATCGCCGTCATGGCGACGGCATGGGCCTGGCTCAGGCGGGCAAGCTCGGCGCGGGTCATGGCGCACCTCCGGCGAGTTCGCCGCCGCAGGCCGCGTAGCCCGCCATGTCGATCCAGTTGTCGAGGTGGCCGGGGTTGTTCCAGCCCCGCACCGTCTTCAGGTCGATCATCAGGATCGCCACCTGCGCCGGGGTCAGGCTGACGCCCAGGCGCACCGACCAGATCGCCGCGATCTGCGCGAAGGACGATTCCGGCGCGCCATGGGTCGCCGCGCGGTCCACGGTAACGGCGGCTTTCGCATCGTCGCGGATCGCGGCACGGGTCGCGCCGCCCGGCACGATCCGATCCGCAATGGCCCCGTCCAGCTTTGCGGGATTGGAAGCCGCCAGTGTCATGCCACCACCTCCGCCCCAGCGGGGCCTGTCTTCGGAACCGGAGCCCCGGCAACGGGACAGGCAGCGCCGCCGCCGGCCCGCAGAACGCATCGCACCCATGCCACAAGGTCCGGATGCGGCGATCCGTCGTCCGCCACGACGGCATCGCGGGCCAGCAATGCGTCGAACCCGGCAAGGTCGGTCTCGGACAGACGCGGCAGGATCGCCTTCAGCCCCGCCCTGTAGCCCGAAACCAGCGAGATCCGCAGCAGGTCGCTCATGCGGTCACCCCCGCCCTGGCGATGAGATTGCACAGCCCCTTGCGCCCGCCATTGGCGCCCGAGGTCTCCAGGATCTTGAACGGATTGGCCATGGACAGGGCGCGCAGCAGGACATCGAAATCCGGGCAGCCTGCGTCGCCGACGGCCGTGATCCACGGCCGCAACAGGAAATCGGTATAGGCGACTGGACGCTCGGCCAGCGACGGCGCATTCGCGATCGCCTGCAGGCCCAGCGTGATCGCCCGGTCGTTGCCGGCCTCGACCTGCCTCCGGATGAACCCGATGCAATAGACCTGCCGCGCCTGCTTCTGCGCGCCCGTGGTGTTGTAGGTCATCAGCCTGCAACCCGCCGCCGAGACCGCCGCATCGGCCCGCAGCGCCCAGTCCTCGCCCGCGGCCAGCGCCGCCTTGAGGACGTGGAAACCCGTGACACGGATCTGCTGGCTGTTGATCCAGGCGAAGGCGCGGCTCTGCTCCTCGAGTCCGACCTGCACCACCATCGCCGGAACCTCGGCCAGCCCGCACAGCGCGGCGGCATGGACCCGATGCTGTCCGTCGATGATGGCAAACATGCCGCCCTCGACCGGGGCCACCAGCACCGGCCCGAACCGGCTCCAGCGGAAGTTGGCGGCGATCCTGTGGATCGACTTCCAGTTGCCCTTGGACAGCGGGCGCTGATAGCGATCGTCGATCACCATCCGCTCCAGCCCGATCCACTGCAACATCGGTGCCGGTCCGGGTGCGGCCTCGACCGGATCGTGCCCCCCGATATCGATGCCGCGCCGGGTCATCGTGCCATGCTCCGGGACACCCCCGCCGCCGGGGACACCACTCCGTGACGGCGGGGGCTCAACAGGCAGACCCGCACAGGACTGTTGCCTTGCCGCGCCGGCGTTTCCTCCGACCTGACATCACTCAACGGCCTGAATGGCCTGGGGCTGCCGGTGCCGCCGGCACGGATCGCCCGCGACGCGCGGGGATGGGAATTGATGCCCCCGAAAAGGCCCCCGACGCCTCGCGACGCCGGGGAGGTCCAACAGGGAGGCAGAGGAGCAGCATTGCCCGGCTGCACGGGATGGGTGGCGGCGGTCATGACAAGGCCCACTGCGCAAGGATCAGGATCAGGACGGCAGACAGGACGACGACCCCGACCACGGCGCGGATCGGCGTGCGCAGGTCCGGGCGCGGCGGCGCGCGCCAGTGCTGCGCGTCGCGGATCGTCGGGCCGCGCGGCTCGTCCGGCCCGGTCATGGCGTCACCATCACGGCAAGGCCGACGACCAGGCAAAGCCCGCCGGCCGTCGCGACCACGCCCCAGCGGAATCCGGCCTGCCAGTCGGCGCGGGCCAGCGCGCGGCACCAGCCCCGGTCGGCCCCGCGGTCAAATTCCCTTGACCGGACCGCCGGCCGCAGGCTCGGCAGGGCCTCGGCCTTGCGCCGGGTGGTGAAAACCGGCGGCGCGGCGGGTTCGTCCGGCAGGTCGGGCGGAAGGCGGGTCGGGGTTACGGCCATGTCACACCCCCGTCAGAAGCTGCGCCGCCGCCGCGGGATGCAGCGTGAAGGCGTGGCCGATCTTGTCCCCCGTCGGCACCCGCTCGGCGTTGAACCAGTTGCAGGCCGTCTGGAACGTCACGTCGTATTCCCGCACCACGGCGGTCCGCGTCCGCGAGGTCTGCCGCAGGAACCGCGCCCAGGCCTGCATGAAGCGGTCCCGGTCCGGCGGCGAGGCGAAGGTCACGCTGCGCGGGCTCAGCCGCCCGACGCGGTGCCGCGCGGCGCCCGGCCACCGCCCCCGGCCTTCGAAGGCATTTGCCGGGGACATTTGAACCGCCGCCGTGCGAGGCACGGGACCGGAGTTCGACACGACGAGACGGGGCGACGATGGACGGGACATCAGGCAGCATCCTCATCAGGGGTAGGGGCAACGAAGAAATGCTCGGGCCGAAGGTCCTTTCCCTCGGCCCGGGCAGCATCAAGCAGCGTCTGCTGGCAATCCGACGGAATCAGCCCGCCGGTTCCACCCTTTTCCTTGGGATACTCCCAGCGGCGAACGCGGACTTCGCTTCGTCCGGACATCCGTGCGGTCTCGGCATAGCCGCCGCAGATGGTGATGACTGTGTGCGCAGGTTCAAGCATGATTGCGATACTTGCGCTAATCGCAACTTTCGGTCAAGCCCCAATCTTGCGATTTCCGCGCGTATCGTCGCGGCCGGCTTTGCGGCAGAAGATCGTCTATGGATGTGATCGACGCAGACTGGATCCGGCGGCACCTCACGCATCGCCATGGCGAACTGAAGGCGCTTGCCGATGCCGTGGGAATCGGAGCCGACAAGATCACCAAGATCCTGAACGGCACGCGCAGGGTGCAAGCGCATGAAGCGCCCCGCATTGCAGCATTTTTCCAGAAGGACCGCCCCGGTTTTGCCGAACCAGCCCAGACCTATCGCGCCGCGGTCACGCCGATCAATCC